ATCACGATACCGTGAAAATGTCAAGAGAAAAAGGAGAAAAATTATGGCGAGTATCACGGGGAGCGATTTGAAGCAGCCGGTGCGGGTTCAGCGGCTGGAATATGACGATGCTGAGGATACGTTTTCCTGGGTGGATGACTATTCCTCCTGGGCCAAGGCGGAGCAGGATACCCGGAACAATCTGTTTTCCAGCGTTGGCATCGGCGCCCGAGGCGTTACATTCACCATGCGGAAGAGCAGCCGGCTGTCCATGTTTAAGGCGATCCGGTGGCGTGGACAATTCTGTTGCCTGACCTCCATTGTGGACGCTGAGCCAGGCTTTGTGCTTGTCCGGGCTGCCATGTGCGACCCGGTTACCTGCAGAAAGGATGCCAACAAAACCCCGATGGGATTCCGCTTCCCCGGCATCGTGACAGAGAAGTATGTTGGCCATGAACAGCCGGACCTCCACTCGGAGGTGACAACGGACTACGTGCTGGTGACACCCAAGGATGTGGAGCTTTCCCCGGGAAGCTGGGTGATCGCCGGCGGGCAGCATTACAAGGTTCTGGTCCCGCATCTGCTGGACGCATATAAAAACGAGTTTGAAATCCGGAGGAAGGAGGACTGCTGATGAGCAGATCTACCACCTTCGACATGCAGCAGTGGGATAAATTCTGGGAATACTGGGAGGACTTTATCGAGGAATGGCCCGAGGTTAAGCGGTTTGCACTGCTCACCATGGGTAGCTCCGTTCTGAAAGAAGTCCAAGATCAGGTTGTCCGACAGGGCGTCAATGACTCTCGCGGCCGGATCCGGCGCTGGCAGGATATGCGCGTCGGCAGCCACAATGGTTACGTGGCTGTTTCACCAGTGAGCGAAGATGTGGCAGTTATCAAAGACGGAAAAACCACCGCAAGGGACATCACCCGATATGTAGACCAAGGCCATGCGATCCGTTCCCCTTCCGGGACGGCAGCGCGATATACGCCCCGCATAAAGAGCGGGCGGACGTATGTGCCCGGTCGCCGGTTCTACAGTTGGGCAAGAATGGACGCGCAGAAAATCGCCCTTGAAGCTGCTGACGAAGCTGTACGCGAGCTTTGCGATGCCATTGACGATGCCATTTACGGCGGTTAGGAGAACGATTCACGATGATTTTACCGAAGGATATTCAGGCCGCTATCTGCGCCAAACTGGAAGATGTGTTCCCGGGCGAGACTGTCTATCAGGATTTAGTTCAGTCCGGATTTACCCGCCCCAGCAATCTGGTTGAGCTTGGAAAGATCTCTCTGGATCCGCTCTCCCTTGGCAATGGCACAGTAAGCCTGCGATATGAATTCAAGTTGACCACCTTCTGTGAGGTGGATCAGGTCCACGACTCACATCTGCCTACGCTGGACCTGCGTGCGATGATGATTATGGGTGCCTTCGCGGCCGGATACCTGAAGGTAGCTGACCGGGCACCGAAAGTCACTTCTTTAGCGGCAGATACAAGCCTGTATGATGCGGCAGAGGTGCATCTGGTGCTGACACTTACCGTTGATCGCAAGGATTTCCTGCCGGAGACCCTTGTGGAAATCATGCAGACGCTGAACACAAGATTTGTTGATATGAAGGAGGAATCCACATGAGCAATCTGACCATGCCCACCCTGACGGTGGCGTTCAAGCAGCGGGCCTCCACGGCGGTGGCCCGGTCCCAGAAGGGCACCGTGGCGCTCATCATCCGTGACGCCGTGGCAGCCGCCAAGGACCTGCAGTATACGCTAACGTCCACGGCACAGATCCCGGCCACCCTGGGCGTTGCCAATCAGGCATCCATCCGCCGCGTCTTCTCCGGCAATACCAATCCGCCCAAGAAAGTCCTGGTCTACGTCATGGACGCTGCCGATGTCATCGCCGCCGACAGTGCGGTGCTGACCTGGCTGGCCACCCAGAAGTTTGACTATCTGGCCGGCCCCGATGACATCACCGCCGCTGAGGCCGGTGTCATCAAGACCTGGCTCCTGAACCAGCGCAGCGACTACCACGCCATCTACAAGGCTGTCCTGCCTGATCTGACGGCAGACAGCGAGGCAATCGTGGACTTTGCCGGTTCTGGAATCCTGGTGGACGGAACCACCTTTGACGCCGCCGGCTACTGCGGCCGCATCGCAGGTCTGATCGCCGGTACGCCCATGCGGCAGTCTATCACCTATGCGGCTCTGCCGGAGGTGGATGACATTGACCGGCTCACTTCTCTGGAGATGGACACTGCTGTCGGCAAGGGCCAGCTGGTGCTGTACCACGATGGAGAAAAGGTCAAGTGCGGCCGTGGTGTCAACTCCCTGACCACCGTGACCGGCAAGAGCGATATCTGGAAGAAGATCAAAATCGTGGAACTGCTTGACATGGTGCAGCAGGACATTCGGCTGACCATCCAGGACAACTACATCGGCAAGCTTCCCAACACCTACGACAATAAGCTGCAGCTGGTGACCGCCATCTCCGTGTATCTGCAGGCTCTGGCCAAGGATGATCTGATTGCCAGCGACTTTAGCTGCGGCATCGATGTGGATGCCCAGGACGCCTGGCTCCAGGAGCAGGGTACCCCCACGGTGGATATGAGCGAGCAGGAGATCAAGGAGGCCAACACCGGCACCCATGTGTTCCTGAGCATCTACATCAACCCCATCGACGCCATGGAAGACGTGGCCGTCAACATCTATCTGTAAGGAGGACACCACAATGGCAATGGAGAGTGCTACCCGCGTGATGAATGGCACCTTTGGCGACATCTGGGAGGACGGTAATCAGATTGCTGAGGTCTCTGCTTTCCAGGTGAAAGTCACCAAGAATTTTGACACCCTGAACCTCTGCCGCCAGATGGCAGAGGACCGGAAGCTGATTGGCGTGAAGATCACCGGCAGTATGACGCTGCACAAGGTCTATTCCCGCGGCAGCGATGATATTGAGGCGTCTCTGGCCGGCCACGACCTGCGGAAGTCTCTGGTTGGTAAGCTGGCCGACCCCGACGCCTACGGTGCGGAACGGGTGGCCGTTTACGGCGTCAGCTACGACGAGCAGACGGTGATGGACTGGGCAGCCGCCAAGGCCGGCAGCATCACTATTCCCTTCCAGGCCACCGGCATCGAGTACCTGGACAAGGTGGAGGCTAACTGATGAGTACTGAAAAGAATGTGAGCACGCTGGATCTTCTGCTGCGACCGGAACTGCCGGATGTGCGGAAGACCCTGGCAGAGAAGAAGGTCGAGGTCAAACGCCTTAGCAAGTTGACCGGCGCCCCCGTGGTATTCACGCTGCGGGCTCTAACCTATGAGCAGGTACGTGATATCCAGGAGCATCCTCGGGGCGAGCAGGCCATCCATGGTGTTCTGCTGGGCTGTGTGGACCCAAAGTGGGGCGCCAAGGAGCTCACAAACCCTGAGAAAAACATCGTGACGCCCCTGGATGCCATCAAGTCTAAGCTGACCTCCGGAGAAATCGATGAGCTGTATACGCAGATTCAGATGCTGTCTGGATACCTTGTCCGGACACTGGCCGACGTAAAAAACGGCTGAGGGCGGGGAGCGATCCGGATCTGGGGCTACTAAGCTACTTATTCCGGGTCCAGCACTGGGGGTACAGGGACCTGCGGGCCCTGTATGAGTGCCGGGACGGATGGCAAGAGATCATCCGGGAACTCGCCGCCTATGATGCGGAGTTGCGGCTGGATGCCGCCGGGCACTGAGTGTGCCCGAATCGGGCACAAAAATACCGCCCTCCCGGGGAGTGGGAGGGCGGTGAATGCTCAAAGCAATGCTAAAACCAAAACCAAAATCAACACAAGCGGTGCGCACAGAAGTGTCAGTCCCTGCGCAAAGCGATGCTTTTCTGCAGAAGTCATGGCGGAAAAGGAGCGGCAATGCAACGGCATTCGGAAAAGGCCGACAGCGGCGCAGGCAAAAGCGGAAACGGCCAGCAGGAAGATGAGAGCAGCAATGCCCATATGCGAACCTCCTTCTCTTTTCTTGTTTTCACTATATCATTTTAAACTACTTGTGTCAATCAGGAGGTGACTGTATGGCGGATTCTATTTCCATCGTCATGAAGCTGAACGATGACGTTACCGGGCCCATGAAATCCATTGCCAGTACGTCCCAAGGCGTCTCCAAGGAATTCGAGGAACTTGAGCGCAAAACAAAGCATCTTGGTCAGCGGTATGCGGATTTCAACAAGAAGTCTTCTCAGACCTATGCAGAGGCGTTATCCATCAAAAAAGCCATGGGCGAAGCAGCTAAGGCGTTCAAGAAGACGGGCGATGAGGCAGATAAAGTTCGCTTTGAGCAGTTGCGTGAGGAGTATCAGGCGCTGACTGACTCCGCAAAAGGATATGCCTCCGAGGCAAAAAACACCCAGAAAGCCATGCAGGAACAGTACGACGCCATGCGGAAGCTGGGGAGCAGCGGTGGAGGTGACAGCTCCGTAGGTGACAGC